AAGTGTGCTGTGTGGTGATATGGTGGTGAAGGAGGAAAAACAATAATACTTCCTGCCTTCGGCTTTACGTAAAAACTATAATTTCCTTTATCTTTTGCCTGTTCAAAATCTGATTCTGGACTAGGTTGAGATAGTACTCCCTCTGGAGAAGCAATGGTAAAAGAAATTTCTCCACCTTCGTAATCATCATTTAAATACATAACAAAAGAAACCTTAAGTCTTTCATCACCTTCTTGTTGATCAAAATGAGCCCCCATATATGTTCCAGGCATATACTTTTTAATTGGATATTGAGGAAATAACTTTGGCTCATCTGCAATTCCTTGTGCCTTAGCATAGTCTCTTGCTACATCATCAAATGCTTTTTGTAAGGTATTGTAAATATATTTATTTTTTTCATCAGCATTTTCAGTTAATGCAATTGTTTTATCTGTTCCATACACATATGCCTGTCCACTACAAGCCATCCATTCACCCCAAGGATCCTTGTTGTCGTTTTCAATTGCTTCTACAAGTTTTTTAGGATCCTCTATTACATTTGTATAGTAGTAGACTTTTTCCTCAAGTATTTCTTTGTTCATGGTGTATCTCCTTTAGTATTTATTTTTAAGATAGTGGTCTACCTCTTTTATAAAGCCAACCAAAACATATCTTATTGGTCCTTCTCCAACATGTCTTACTCCATGCTCGTATTTTTCATTTCCTGGAAAAATTAAAAGTTCTCCTGGTTTTGGTTTTAATTCTAAATTAAAATTTTCAAAAAACAATTCTCCATTGTTATAATCATCATTAAGGTATAATATTGTAGCGTATTTAATTGATGGATCAGTACGTTGATCTGTATGGGATTTTAGTTCAACTCCAGGTTGCATTCTTTGAATAGTGGCAAAACCACTTAAATGTGTGTTTGAATCTAACTCTACAACCATATCATTAAGTCTTTTATAAAAAGGCTTGTACTCTTCGTAATGTGAAATATTTAAATTTTTATCAGCCCAATTTTGAGTAATTTCAAACTTTCCTTCAGCAACAAGATTTTCAACATCATCTCTACCAAATTTTTCCATACAAAATCTTGGCAAATTAGACAAATACTCTATTTCCCAATCTGCTTGAGATGCTTCATTAATTTTACTCCATATAAAATCTAGTTCTTCTTTTAATGGATAATTTTTAATTAATAATATTTCATCTGTTATTTCTTCAAACTTGTAATTATTTTTTATTAATAGTTGTTTAAGGTCATTAATCATTTTGTGTCTCCTCTGGCTTATACTTATTTCCATACATGTCTATCTTCCACCCTTGCTTAAGCAATTCTTGCCATTCTGCTCTTTCAACTTCTTGCTTTGCCCTAGTTTCTTTCATTTCTGCTGCCCAGGCATCTCTTAGTTCTTGGGGATAGTCAGACTCTTCTCTGTCATCCCAGAAAGAACCTATCGTATATCTAACACCATTAGTAATAAGTGTTACCTCATGCATGTTGTTAAATCCACCATCAAATGCAGCAAGCATTCCAACTTTAGGCTGCAGACTTATTTCTTGATCTGGGAACTGCAACATTCCACCTTCAAAGTCATCATTTAAATATAAAAAGGCTGCATATCTACTTCTTGTAAAAGCACCAGAGTGGCCATGTTCGTCTGTGTTGTCAGAATGTTTTCTTGCATATGCTCCTGGCTCCCATTTTTGTGTGTGATAACCAATTTGAGAAATTATTTTTGGGTCAAGGTCGTGAACACTTGCAACGGCGTTAATAATACCTTGTTTTATTTGTGAAAATATATCACTTGGCAATCCCTCATTATCTATATGCTCATCATTGTCTTGTGGTAATACTGAAGAATAAGACTCGTAAAAAGATATAGGCATCCACTTAATTAGTCCAAGTTCTGCATGCTTGTTTAAAACCTTTACAAGTTTTGTAGCAGTTTCTGGATCAATAAAATTTTCGTAAATAACTATATCTTTTGTTAATCTTTTTTTATTATTTAAATTCATGGCTTTCTGTCTCCAGTATGTTCTATAATTTCCCAAAAAAATGGACAAGTATATCTAATACCACTTTTAACCTCTGCTACTCCATGAATATAGTTCATATCCCCTGGGAAAAAATAAGCAGCACCCTTTTTAGGTTTAAATTTAACTCCTTGGTTAGGAAAATACAATTCTCCTCCTTCATAATCTTCATTTAAATAAAATAAACTTGATAAATCATAATTTGGAAAATCGTTAGGAAGTCCAGCATCTGGTCCTTCATGTAATTCTTTATCTGCATGAGGATTTTGAAATTGACCTGGAAGCCATCTAACAATAGTTGTGCCAGTAGGAATAACTTTAACCTTATAAAAATTTTCAACAATTGGTTGTAATCTTTGAAATAGCCCAGCAATAACTGGTGCAATTGCGGGATCATTTTTATTTAATGTTGGAGAGGTTGCAACTCTGTCTTTCCAATAATCAGAATCGTATACAACTGTGCCATTTTCGTTAACATGTGATTGTGTTACATCCCAAATTTTTATTGACTTAGCAGCCTTTTCTAAAAAATCTATTTCTTCTTGAGTCATAAAATTTTCTAACTCAACAATCATGTCTTTACTGTTTCCAAACCAGCCAGAAGGTGTCATTGAAGGCTTTCTAAATACGACAGATGCTTGTTCTTTATCCATAATTTTATTATATCATAGGGTTTTATATTCCTATAACTCCCTTTCTATTTCTAATTGTTTTAAGAATCTATTTGGATCAAATCTCCAATTATCCTGTGCAAATGAGGTTACAATTTTTATACATAACTCTTCATAATCCTCTTTATTTAACTTATTCTTAATTGAATGTAATGCCTCAACAGTGTCTATATAGTTTTGCCTAACAAAAGATGGATCTCCAGCATGATTTCTTCTTAATATTTTACTATCAATTTTTCCATTTGGATAATATAAAGATATTGTTTGATGTTGTTTTGCAAATCCTGCATCTTGATACATTTCATATCCTTTAATAGCCTCTTCTAAACTATAAAAAGATACAACAGATCTTATTGTCTCTTCTTCATCTCTATGTACTGTTAACAAATAATGATATACCTTTTCATTTTTAATTTTATTAAGATATTCATTAATAATATTTGTATTTGATGTATTTAATTCACTCATAGTGTTGTATTTGGTAATTGATCATTTACGTAAAGTTTTAAAACTTTAACTTCATGATTACCTAAAGATTCTCCTTTTTCATTTACAGCATCCCTATACCAGTCAGTCCAACCACCCTTAGAATTTATTTTTTGTGCTTCTTCACCATATGAAATATTTGCATTTGTTCTTAATCTTTCTTCGTCTTTCCATTCAACTATTTCAATGGTAGAATTATTTAAATTTGTTAAAGATATTGGAATTATAGTGGCTAGTGGAGTTCCTGCTTTTATTATTACTCTTTCATTTGCCTTTTTTACCTTAATTGCTAAAGGTAATGGATTATCATAAAAAGAAGTACTAATCAAATTTGACATTGTTTCAAAATCTTCATTAAAATAATTAACTGGATTTATTGTAAGAATGCTTACATCATTATCTGTTTTAAAAACTAGGCCAGTATTTAAACTTATTGATGACTGTCCTCGTCCAGCATAAGATCCTAAAGGGCTAAATATTTCAACATGTTTGTCGGTTTGATCATTTACCCCATCCCAAATAAAATTAATATCTTCTAGGCAAGAAAGACTCCATCCAACAACATTGGCTTGAGTTACTGGAAAACACCTATATGCATGTTTTTCTGATGTATTGTCCATCCAATCTCTTTTAATTGACATTGGAGCAATAACAAATTTACACCCAGACGTTTTTTCAACTGATATGTTTAACACTATTCATTATCCCATTTTGGATCATACATGTCTGGTGTATGATATTTTTTACTGTAGTCCAACATTGTTACAATAGAATATTTTGTTCCAGAATGGACAGGCATTGCTTGGTGTGGATACATAAAGTTAGAAGGGAATATATAAAGATCTCCAGCCTTTGGTTTAATATTTAAATTTTGCAACCTAAAGTATAGTTCTCCACCATCATAATCATCATTAATATATGCAACCAAAGAAACTGTGCAATTATAAGAATACCCATGATCGTGATGTTCTTTAAAATGTTGTTTTGGACCATATTTAATAAAATTAAAAGCCTCCCAATATTTTAATTGCATGATGTTGTAGTCTCGTCTATAGTCTTCAACGGCTGCTGCTTGAGCATCATAAACATCTTGCCATAGTGCTTGTAGTTTTAGTGAGTCTTCACTTGTATCTTGCTCTATATCAGTTTTTTTAAATTTAAAATCTACACAATCTCTATAGTCAGGCATTAATTGTTGATAACCTACGTATGCTGGCATCCAATGGTATCTTTTTCCTTCTGATGATAATTCTCCATACCCAGCAACAGAACCCAAAGTGCTTTCAAGTCTATTAATTACATCAAATTCTTTTTTTATTACTCCACGATAGCAGGTTATTCCCTGTCCAAGACTTTCTTTTTCTGTCCATGTTTGCATTTTATCCCCCTATTTATATTCTCTTTTTGTCCATACTTTACTTTTATATACCCCGCCGTCAGGCTGTCTATAAAAACTTGCATTATTTACCATTTTATCATACATTTCTGATTGATTTAAAATATCAATTTCATGTTGCCAATCTTCTCTTTTAAATGGAAGAATTTGTAGATAAGGAGTTCCTGCAGGCAGGGTTCCTTCCCAACCATCTGCAATAAAAAATGGAAAACTACCTAAAAGATGAACTTTATCTGAATCTACAATACCAGTAGTATTTATAAAAGGTAAGTCAAATCTATTCATGGGCGTCATGAATAAAGCGCTATAGCCTTCTGGTAGTTCTATTCCCCAATCTGGCATCCAAGCAAAATGGTTTTTATAAAATCCTTTAGGGTGTTCAAATTGTGGCATTGCTGGCCTTGCGCTACAAAAATCTTTAAACTTTATATCATCTACCTTAACATCAATTGTGCCTTTAGAATTTTTAAAAAATGTTAAGTCACATGGAGTTTTAAAAGTATATCCCGTCATAAATGCATCTAGAATTGCTGGACAAGCCTTCCAGGTTGGAATCTTGCCGTAATCATCTTTGGTTCCTGGCTTTGGAAAAGGACAAACCTCTTTTGGTGCTTTATAATATTCTCCATTTGGCATTTTTGCAAATCTATCTGCATCTTTATACCATTGGGGAATTATGTCTTGTGTTGGAACTGGAACAGAAATACTTTTTTTATTTAACCAAGGTCTAAATGATCTAAACTTAACAACTAAAGACACTACTTATGTCCTAATTCATTGATGTCCGTCATAACTACAACACAATATTTTGCTCCATTTTTCATTGGCAAAGATGCATGTTCGTAAATATAGTTAGATGGACAAAGCAAGATATCCCCTATTTTTGGAGTATGAGTATAGTTATTAAATCTTGGAAATCTAATCTCTCCACCTTCATAATCATCATTAATATATATTACTGCAGAAACTGTACAATTATATGCTGGTCCATGATCTGCGTGGATATTAAAGTGTTTACCTTCACCCTCATATTTTACAAAATTAAACGCTTCATAATATACTATATGTATTCCCCAATATTTTGCATAATCATCAACACAAAACTTTAATTTTTGATATATTTCTTCATGTAGATCAAGAAGTTCCGCATTATGCTCATTCCTTAAACCTAAATTTTCTTTTTTATATTTAAAATCAACACAATCTCTTGCTTTTTTTATTGGTTTTTCTGAGTTTGTAACTGTTGCATCTGACCACTTATATTTACCGCCACTATTTAAATTAGATTCAAGTATTTTTATATATCTTTCAGAATCTTCTTTTGAAAATACATTTCTGTATAAATTTATACCCAATTCTGGATTTTCAACTACAATATTATTTCCTATAGTTTTTACTGGATATCTATTTGTTGATGTTTCTGATCTATCTTTAGTAAACCATGGTATTTGATTTTCATCTTCATATATCATATAAATTATCTCCGTCTCTTTATTATATTGTATCATAAAAAAATGTTTTATTTATTAAACAATAAAAGTAATAAAAAATATTTAATTTATATTATTTTTTATTACTTTTATTATTTTTTTATTTGTTTAAAAAAAGATTAACCAAACATAATGTTACTGTTCTTACTGGAATATAATGTTACCGCCACCGAAACCTGGGAAGAACGGGAAGAATGGTGGGAAGAACGGGAAGAATGGTGGGAAGAATGGGAAGAACGGTGGGAAGAATGGGAAGAACGGGAAGAATGGTGGGAAGAACGGGAAGAATGGTGGGAAGAACGGGAAGAATGGTGGGAAGAATGGGAAGAACGGTGGGAAGAATGGTGGAAAAAATGGAGGAGTAGTTACACTACCTGATGCATTTGAGGTTCCTGAGTTACCATTATCGTTAGTTGCATAAACTGTATAAGTTTGTGAAGTATTTGCTTCTTGAGTAACATTAACACTTGTTGTTCCTGAACCTACTGTAGCGCCTTTTCCATCAGAAGATGCCCAAGTATATCCAGTAATTGCTTTACCACCATTTGCAGGGGCAGTCCAAGAAACATTATCATTCAATGCTGAAGTTGTTACGCTTGGTGCAGAAGGTGTTGCTGGTACTGTAGTTGCTGTAATAGAGTTAGAGGCAGATGAATCAAGTGATGAACCTGATAGGTTATTTCCTTTAACGGTAAATGTATAAGATGTATTGGATTGCAATCCTTCAATTGTTATAGGTGAAGAAGAGCCAGTTGCTGTATAACCACCTGGTGATGATGTAACTGTAAAAGATGTTGCTGGCGCTCCTGCTCCTTCAGAAAAGGTTACAGTGGCAGCACCGTTGTTAAATGCACGAGATGTTCCCACATCAGTTGCTGTTCCAATTGTTGGGATGCCAGGAGCACCCTTCGCAGAGGAACTAATGGTGCCCAGAATATCTGTTGCCATTAACCTACCCTTTCCGTTCTTTAATTAAACTAACTAATATCTCCTACAACGTACCAAACATCTGAACCTTCATATACGCATGTTGCTGAAGAATACTGAGCACGAAGTTTTGGAGCAGTAGCGGTTGCACCAGTGCTTCTAATAGTAACTCCAGAGCCTTGTGCAAAAGTAACTTGGCCTGCACCTTTTTGAAGAACAGTTATCTGTGATCCAGTTGCGTAAGCAACATCACCTGATGGTGGAATAGTAACTGTAATT